TTGTGGGTTAACTTCTCAACATAAAGTCGACGGGTGCTTAAGCTATTACTTACGTGTCCCCCCGTCGCAGGGCTATAGACTCACACAAACAACGAAAGGATTGGGTGTTTAAGAAGTTTAATCTTTATTTGTTAGATAATATCTACGATCAAGAGAATATTCAACTGTACCGCCTCCTGTATACGCTCGAAGAATTTGTACATAATACGGGTTTACATACATGGTAAGTACTATCACAGCGTCAATTGTCCATCCCCCACACTTCGTGTTTATGCCTCCTTTGCCGGCAAACATAAGAATGTCTTTATAATGCATGAAGTCCCCACATACTTTTAATGGCACAAGTACAGTCTCGACAATACGTTTCACGAAGCTTGGGAATACATCGTTAAATGTAATAGTCAGAGTGTCTCCAGAACGTACAGCTTCAACACACATAAAACGATCATTAATTTCCGAATTGATTGCACTGAACATCTCCTTCCATTTGCGCTCTGTTGGCGAATTGACGGTGGTCATATTGAAAAAGTATTTTTAAAGTTGTTTTGTTTGGTTTTGTTTATTGTGGTTATGTTATTTTATTTTGTATCGTTGACTAGATAATTGCGTTTTAAGTACAAAGAGTTAAATCTACTGATTTTCTCGCGTAAAAGAGCCGTTTCATCCATTGTGTCTACTACGATTGGGACGCTTGAGATAGCCAATAAGAGTTCCTCGCTTTGTTCCAGTGTCAGAGTTGGGTGTACCGTCTGTAGTTCTTGTGCAAAGGCAGCCATGTCTTCATTTGGGAGCACCATTGTCCTTTTATGATCCAATCATATATAATTTAATTGTCTACAGTTGCTCTGAGATGATTTATCTGGTCTCTACGAGTATCACAAGTGTCAACAAACTTAATATATTCGTCGGGTTCTTTAGTTATAATACACCACTTACTACTTCGAAGTTCTCTGTTTGTTCTCTTATGCATGGCCAAGTTAATAATTCCACATTGGTAGCGACGATCTGTCTCTAGCAATTTCTTGGTTGTGTCCAATGGGATTGGTCTGCGTTTAACGACACCATAATTTTCTTCGTACATTGCATCTACAAGTATAGAGGATGTTAGGCTACAGTATTCCGAATTGAATAACTGCATTACGGCATTGAAATGCGCTTGAGTATTGTATACCATGGTTTACAATAGAATCATAAATAAAGTTTAGGTTTGGGATAGTTAATTAAGTTAATGATTTAAGTTAAACAAATTACAAATAAAAGATATCTTGTGCGCATGTTACAACTCCTGCATTCTTGTATGCAGCACGCGCATTGAAACGAGATACATATGTTGATCCTTTCATCCCTCTTGCGTATACCTCTTGTCTAAACACCATCGTTGGTTCATCATCACCAAGCAAATACGTAGTCGAAATAAACGGAATCGTAACACCTTGCCATATACTGTTTTCACACACCCTCGCAACACTTCTTTGTCCAGCCAATACAGATGATTGAATCCCAGCATGAAAATACACAGTTGTCTCGTCGTATATAATCGGATGAAATACCTTTTGGTCATCGGTTGCGACACTGTTTGGTACTAGTGGAAGATCGATTAGTTTTTGTGGACCCGAGAAGTATTCGAATTGGATTTGCGTGATTTTTTGGAAGGCGTCTCCGGTGGCCAATACTCCACGTTCATACTCTGCCAATCCGAGTCGATTCTCGTATGCTGTTGGTCGTGACTTCCAGCGATAGATTCGTGACCCGAGTGAGAAACGCCAAGAGAGCGGGGCAAGTCTTTTCCAGATCGTCGGTGCCGAGGAACAAACAGTTTTCTCTTTGAGGTAAACGTCTTCGTCGGTACTGTCACTCCCAAAATATTCGACATCGATGAGCAAGTGGTGGTTGGGATAGCCTCGGTACAAACTTGTCTTTTTCTGGGTGCCATAGGAAATGTAGGCTCTTTGGGACCCGGCGTCCGGTAATTCGTCTCTGCCAATTGTTGACTCCAAGTCTTGTTGTATCGTCTCTGTCCAGTCTGTTGGTGTAATGGTACTACACCAATACTCTGTAACTTGTTCACTTTGCGTGCATACAAGATCAATGGCTGCAATTCCCGCACGCCCGACAAAGTTGGTTGATACGTTCTTCGTGAAATGATTGTTTGCCCTGAATACTTCAATGGCATTTCCAAGTCCTCCGGCTCCAATTCCATTTTCATCCCACACACAGTTGAGCTGTTGCATTCGACGGGTTCGCAAAGCGTCTTGTGGACTAGTGTGTTCCCATTCGTCTTCTCCCAATGCTTGTGCGACTGGACATCTGGTTTGTCTTGCACGGAGGTTGGACCATTGGATGAATTTGCTGTAGAGGCGCTGGTCGAGTTTGTTGAAGTACATACCTTTGTTGGTGCAGGTGCCATCCTTTCCTCGGAACAAGTAAAGTCCATCATCAAGTCCAGATCCAAGTCCATTGCCTTCTCCGTCAAGCTCAAGCCCTGATCTTCGGTCGAGTGGAAGTAGATATCTTCTCTTTCCAGTGTACCACCAACATTCCTTTGGGAGACAGGCGATGTTCTTGAGCCCAATGAATGTAGCAAAGTCGTCTGGGCACCAGTATTCAGAGACAGCGTCAATACAGTCTTGCGGCAAGTCGTCCCATTTAGCCTGTGCGAAGAACACTCGTCTTGATTTGTTCGCAGGTGTTCTTGGTCTTTCGAGATTGAACTTGAAGAATGCATCCTGTGTGAAATTAATAACGTCAAGTTTGGAAGGTCTCGATTGCTTGTATTTTGTCATTTCGTATTAAAATACTTTTTGACTGTGAAATTGTTGTGTTTGGTTTGTTGTTTTGTGTTTTTGTTTTCAATTCTTGTTTGTCATTGTTGTTGTCAATTTTTGTTGTCAATTTATGTTTGTCGAAAGTATGTTTTTCGGATTTTGTTTTGGTCCGTCCGACCCATTCTTAAACAATACTTCAATTACTTGTAGTTTTTCGGATTTTGTTTTGGTCCGTCCGACCCATTCTTAAACAATACTTCAATTACTTGTAGTTTTTCGGATTTTGTTTTGTCAGTCCGACCTTCCTTAAACAATACTTCAATTACTTGCGATATATCTGATTAAATGGTAAACCTGATTCCGACCCCCTACGGCTAACGGCATTCTGAGGAGCATTATTGAAACGTGTCGATCAATATGTGAACGGTAGATAGACCCTGTAGCGATTTCCGTTAAATGCCGTTAGATTTCGAAATCGACAGAAAATTGACAACAAAATCGACAAAAAAATGAAAACAATTGTGTAATCTAATTCATTATCACAACAACTCCAAACCAAACAAAACAACTTATAGTCAAATAAACATAGTATACTATAATGATTGGTATTACCCTGACTACGGAGGAGCACGGGATTGTCGATGTCCAACAAGGTCTGGGTGTGAATGAAGGCTTTGACACCGTATCGGAAGCAGCCGAATGGTTGATGGATCAGTTCAACATGAACGCTCCTATTATTGCAAGGGAAGAGGGTTCGAATCTGGGGACCCCTATTGATGCTGGAGACGGAGGTGTTCGATATCTTGGAGAGGTCAGTAGAGCGTTTCGAAGTTCAAATGCGATAGGAGGTGCTAACATTATTCGCGATGTCGGGCAAAGACTTGGAGTTCCTTTGTTTGCGCCAACTGGGGATGTTGGGATATTCCATTATGAACCTCTTAGGAACAATCGAATGGTTGGGATGGTTGCAGGGCGAGAACCAATTCGTTTCTTGAGAGAGTATGGGGTGACGCATCAATTAAAAGCAAAACTAATGCGGCCTACTGAAGAAATCGTTGCGCGGTTGAATGCTTGTGAAGATGACTATCCCGTGTTTGTAGGAAGAAGACCAACTTGTGCCTTGTCGTACTGTGAAGCTATCCGTGGTCTTGCATGTTTTCAGTTTTCATTTCTTTTGAGATGGGATTATGGCGGTCATGCAGATGTGATTCGCAGTATGATTACCTCCCCTGCACCAGCTCTGTTTCGGTTTAGTGATTCTCGTCCTCGTCGTATCATGGAGACAAACAAGGCAGGAATGCTTATGGAAGAGATGTTTACGGTTGTAGCAGCCCAGCGCGGGGAGGCAGAATTGGATGACGAGATCATGTCTTCACCAGTAACAGAGAACGAGATTGAAGCAGTATCGAATCACTTCAAACTTATCATTTGTTTGTATGATGTGACGGCACAGGCAGAGTTGGTCGGGTGGTTTCATCAACGAGGAATGATTGCAAGCGGGGAAATCTTAAAGCATGAGTGGGATGCACAGATAGACGAATCAGATGCGTATCGTAGAGGAGCGAGTCGGGTATGGGGGTTAGATAATTTCAAGGGAAGACACGCTGTTAAGTCAGACAGGTTGAACAATATGTTTGTGTTTGTTGGATTTTGCAAGTTTGATAAGTTTGCACATCTTGAACCAGTATTATGCGCACGAAAGGAAAAGATGATGGTGGCGAATGCGTTAAAGGGGGCTATTCGAGTCGTTGAACCAGTTCCTGTTGGAACACTTGAAACAACGGTCGGGCTTGTGTTGACAGATCTGGATCCACCAGAGTCGGTGTTTACTCGTAAATGGGTCGATAAGACGTTTGTCCGGAATGTATTGTTTTGGGACAAGTACAAAGAGACGACATTGAAGACAGTTGAAGAAATTACGTCGTATGTGGAATCGTTTCCAGATGAGTGTATTGCTGCGATTGGTGCATATGATGCATATATAGCTGCACTAGGTGTACTCGACGGGAATCTGATGGATCCAGATGATCGGAAAAAGGCGCAAGTTGAATTGTTTCGTGAACTAAAAAGTGCGATTCCATTTTCGATTGGGTCTTTTGTGTTAGTGGACGAGAATGCACTTCACGACTATGCAGAGATCCATGGTAAGGAACATCGGAATTCATCTGGGTTGTTGTATATGTATTTTAGGATGCGACATGCACTAAAGACGAAGGATATGCTGGACACTGTTCATTTAAATGACTTCTCTTCTGTTTTGGATCAAGTGGTTGCTAGGAAATTATTTACGGATAATTATAGTAAGATAGTGGACGGGATCGAAGATTTAGACGATTTGCCTCGGTTTATCAAATTCAAAGAGCTGTCGTCGTTTTCTGCCAATTTGATGCATCCTACAACTATTGTATCTCCCGATCGTACCAGAATGGAATTTGGGCGGTTTGCACATGTATCGGTCGTAAACATAGAACGAAAGGGATTGTCTGAAGAGATTATAGTTGATTTGTTGCCAAATATGATTAACGATATTGTCGTTGAAAAGGTTGCAATGGATGAAGTGAAGAGAGCAAAAATTAAAAAGCAGTGCGACATTGACGATTTACTGGTGGCTATAGAGAAAGGACGGAAATGTAAACTAGAAGTTGCATTGGCGTATGGGTCATTGAACAAGGAATTGGTTGCCAGGCGGTATGCACTTAATGGTGTACATAATGTCATTATGGGTCGCAAGAAAGGATTCAATGTGAAATATGGAATGAAACTTGGTACGTATTCAAACCCAAAGGAAGCAGTGTTGAGAATCACCGATCCGCAGATAGATGAACCAGCAGGTGCGCCACGGCGAAACGGACATATACCAGTTCCTACTGGTCCATATTTCGAGATTGATTTTAATGGATGGTATCCTGCTGTTATTGCTGGATTGGTGGATGGGTTGTTGTTGGGCGATTTCGCAGGAGGACAATGGTACACGGATTCAATGAAGAGACCGACACACCAGCCAATCTCTTACGAGGGGAACGATTATCTGTGGCATTATAAAGCAGATCATGGGTTTGTTATCATGGGCGATGTGGACTGGTTGGCAATGTCTAGACGGTTCCCAAAGCGGTATCATAGCATGTCGACTTATTATAGATACACAACTGGTACGAACGACGGAGTACGGACTCGAAAGGTGTATGTTTCAAAGATAATTCAAACATGTTTGTATATGTTACTGGACGAGAACAAAATACGATTGCAAAATGAACAGACGCATATGTCGAAAGAGGAACGAAGAGAGTTCTTTATAATGGTGCAACGAGATATGTTTCGTATTCGATCAGGGGTGTTTAACATGTCTTTGGCAGAACGACATGCAGTGCATTCTGTTCCTACACCAAATGCCCATATTCTTGACGTGACTGTTAAAGATTACAGTGATACTATGCGATTCAAGGAGATACACCTGAGAGGAGTGTTGCCACAGAATGAAAAGTTTGTCACGGAATTTAAAACGTTGTACAAGGAAGGATATAAAACATTGACTAAGATGTACAACGACGTGCCCGGGGTGTCGGAAAAGGATAGTTATAAAGCAGTCAAGCGGGACCTTAATAGCGCGATTGGTTCTATGAAAGCTCCTATTTCGGGAGGAGTTAAATTTACCACTACCTCTGCGTTAAAGGATTTGAAAGAAGGGTATGTTTTGAACATTGGTCTACACGGGGACAATCCAACCATCGCGACTGCGACACAGCAATTGCATGTATGTACACTTCCAAGAGAACTCGACGAAGATGAGGATATCGTATTGGTACAAAGTGTAGACGCTGCTCCAATATGCGAACAAGGAATCTTTCGGTGTCATCGAATCGATACGTTGTCAAAGGCCAGTTGTATTATGGAAGAGTTGGCGATCAAGGTCGGTGCGTTTGCGAACAATGTGGATGCGGTGTACTGTGAGAATGTGGACGAAGGGTTGAACTGGCTGAATGGTTGCACGACTACTGGTAGTAGGAGTAATGTAGTGTATCCGGATACAGCAAAGGTAACTGCCGAAGCAACACGGTGTATGGAAGAATTCTGTTCGGACTTTTATGGATGTTCACATTGCACACAACAGAAGCCATGGGAGACAATTGACGGAATGGACGGGATGCCGCTTGTTAAGATTGGGTATATTCCTGCAGAAGATTGTCACAAGACGATCGAAGAAGGCGACGATATGGAACGTGTCTCGTTGTTCAACAAAGCGATTGAAACGAAACGCAAGAAGTTTGCAACTGCGTTTAAGCGTGACATGATCACCGAGTCTGACAAGATTCTCTCTACAGACGGGGCAGCGGTTATCGAACGGTTGTATGATCAGATCGAACCAGTTGAGATGATATACACTTCTTCTTTTTTGCCAGACATATACGAAGATGGATGCATTGGTGTTACGAAACGGGCAATTGTGGATGAAATGGAGACAGATATTCCAGAAGGGTTTGCTCGTGGTATTGGAGAACACTTCTTTTTGTACAACGATAACCCAGTGTGTACTGATACACACGTGTATGAATTTGGAACGGTGGAAGACAAGAAAGCATACTACGATGAGTATACTGATAAACTAGTATCGTTGGGGTATGACAGTGTGGATGGTTTGATGTTTGACGGGGCGCCTGGATCGGGCAAGTCGACTGTTATGAAGAGATTGCTGGATCGGTATTTACTTGACGACGATACGTTTGTGCATGTGACTACTGCTACACATAGTTCATTGGACCAGATCCGTTCATACGACAAACACGAAAATATTTGTGTCTCCACGTTTCATTCGTTTGTCGGTGTCTTTGACAAAATGGGAGAAGCTGCGAGAGACGCAAAGGCTTGGTTTAGTAACAATACAGTTGTGGATTCAAACGGGGGGGTAACGATGTCGTCTGGGCGGTTTATGCAATATTGTAAGAACGGAAAGAAGAAAGTCTTGATTGTAGACGAAGTGGAAATGCTGTCTAGAGACGCGGAAGAATTGTTGCTCGAGTTAAGTAAACGAATGAAAGTGATTCTGATTGGCGACAAGAAACAAACTGCTCCAACGTCTGGGTTGGGATTACGATGCGAAGGGGCCGTAGTAAATCAGATCACGGGTAGTAAGGTTGTTGTGTTTGATGTTCCGTTCCGATGCGCAGATCCGGTGGTGTACAAGATTCAACAAAGAGCATGCACGGAAGACCCTATGCTCTATTTGGATTCGCGTATGACATCTTATTCTAGATTAGAAGGGGTGCGAGATGTGGCATTGGTCGAGATGTGTAGAGTTGCTGCCGCAGAATGGATTACGGCCGGGGACAATGGGGTACCGTACAATACGATTGGAATAGCGACATTGAATCACAAGGCTGCAGGATTGATCACAATGATGGTTCTGGGACAACTGGATGTGCTGGACATGGGTTCTACATTTCCGACGGGTATATACTATACGGGTAACAATTCGCATGGTAAGAAAGGAGAGATGCCAGATGAGTTTGACGATTCGCCCGGCGATGGGGTGGTTGATGAGAGAGAAGCCGTTGCAGAATATGTAGGACGCTCGATCTATGTCAAGAAATATTATCATCATCCGTCTGTTACTAGTGCGGCCGAGAATTTCCCGATGAAGGTCTTTAAAAACGAGATAAAAACACTTGGAAACCCATCGTCGACTGGGTTTTATGTAGGAACAAGTTTGCGTTTGATCCCTCATCGCACTTACAAGGCGATGAACCATTTCCTACCAAGTGTATTCGCGTTGATTCCAGACAGAACGCAAATGATCAAGAAAGGCACCCTGCTTCGGTACCAGGCAAGCAAGGATGTGAGTTGTCGGATAATGAAGAAAATCTCCGACTTGACCGAAGAAGAAGAAGATGAACGCGAAAGACGACGACTGGAGTTTAAACGAGACGGATACGAACCCGAGTCTGGCGAAGATTTGAAAGGGTGGTACCTGTTCCCGGATAAACATCGAGTCACAATGTATTCGTTTATCGATTGCACGACGGGCCAGACGATTAGTTTGTCCAGACAAGTGGTGTCGGCGAATGTGTTTTATCCGTTTGCAGGGTATACGGGCAACATTGTTGGACATACGTACGACCAGTTTTATGTGGTTAGTTTTTGCAATAGCGTGAACAAGGGCGATGTTCATTACGTGTCTATCAAGGACGAACTAGAAATTGCCAAGAAGTACATGGGTAAACATTCTTGGGTTTCTCCGTTTGTGAAAAGTATCAATGTCGCGACTACGAGAGTGACTACGGGTAATGTGGCGACAGTGTACGATGTGCCGTGTAAGGGTAAATCGTTCTGGCATGATTTCTACAAGACCGGCCCGAACCATATTGCGTCTAAAAGTATGAAAGAACAGATTGCAATGTTGTATAAACACAGAAATTCGATTTTGGTATCTGAACGAGTATACTCTACTAAAAGAGGTAACGGATATAAGAAGATTTCTTCTGTTGTAAAGAGGAAAAGAAAGTAGTCGTTCTTTTATATATGATCTAAACTTAAATAACAATACAATGTCTAATCCTTTTCCTGGGGTTCCGCCTCATAAGTTTAATAATGATTTGTGGGCTCTTGACCAACTGAATCAAGGTCATTTAGTAGAGGAGAATGCGTCGAGATATTTAGATGATCTTGCGAGTTCGTACAATGCATGGAACACGACTAACGAAGTTGCTGCAGCGGCCAAGTTGAATCAGATCGATCGACAAATCAAGGCCATTGACAATTCAATTGGTCGCACTTTGGTATATGAAGAAGAAGGGTTGATTAGTAGTATTGATGCTGCACATGTTAAGGAAGCATTGACAGAGATGTCGACAGAGATGAAGGCATTGAGAGGTCGAATGGCAGATTATCTTAGTAAATGGAACGATGCTGCTAAAGAAATGTTTGAATCTATTGGTAAGTCAGTTGATAGTATCATTGCCAAGGGACTTGCGAAACGTGGCAAGTCGTTAGTACAAGCGGCAAAGGATGCACAAAAGGCATTAGACACTGCACAGTCTGCGTTCGCAACAGCACAGAAAAGTCAACTGAAGGCAGCCGACGAGTACTTTAATAGGGCAGCTGGAACGTCCGAGGCGGAAACGAAACGATTGAAACAAGTATGGGAGCAATCAATCAATACTACCAAGGAAACAAGCACAGCATTGGATGCTGCACACAAGGCGTCTCTTGTTGCAAAAGATGCATCCGAGGTCGTTCAGAAATCCATTAGCGGTCTTACTCGATTTGATGCATTAGACAAGGTGAATGGCGCCATGAAGAAGATCGGGTTCGATATGGCTGCAGGGTGGACAAAGGTAGAACGGCTTGCAAAAGAAGTGCACAAGTCCGTCGATATTTTGACCAAGGGGTACGAAAAACATTTGGCAAAATTCTTAAACGATGAAGAGGAAGCCTCTGCGTTTTGGAAAGAAGCTCGTTCCTCTTCTGAAAAGATGTCGGCGAAACAATCAGAGCGGGTGGAGCGGGAGATCACCGAACTGAATAAGCTGGCCAAGGCAGGCAAGACAGACGAATTCTTGATACAGGCAGCCAAATACAACACGCCTTCTATGAGACAATATGCATTGATTCGAGATGAGTTTACTACGTTGAGAGAGAGTAGTTTTGAAACTCTTGGGTACTGGACATTGTTAGATGCTCGATGGATCGGACTAGGCGTCACGACTGCTTCCCGTGCATCGATTGGGTTGATGATGAGAGGTCTAGAGGCAGTCATAGGCGATACAGCTGCGATCGCAGTAGAAACAGCAGTGACAGCGGTGATCTCATTTGGGTCCGAAGTGTTAACAAAATTACTTGGACCGGAAGTATTAGCCATTCAATTAGCGGTTGAGTTGACCATTGACCTGATTCGACATGGATTCGGGTGGCGGTTCTTGGACGATATCCTTGGGTTTGTTGGACTGAGTCTGGCACAGGTCGATCCTTATGGTGCATTACAAGAATATCCTAAGTTTAGTAAGGCAGGACCGGCATTGACGGACAAGACCGATCCTTTGAAATTGAATCAATACGATAGCGAAGAGCTGGCGGTTCTATTGGATTTCTGGGGAGAAGTGTACATTGATCAAATGAACAAACGAGGACACAAGTATCCAAAGTATACGAAACTAAAACCTTTCAGTGCGATTAAAAGGATCTCTGGACAATACATCGATCCCAATAATCATCCATTCGAATTGCAGGCAGAACTAGACGAATGTAGACAGATTGAACATGATCTTGATTTGGGGATATTGGTAGGAACAGACGAGATCGGGGCAGGGTCCCAGACGGCTGGATGGTATCCGAAGAAGGAAGGACTTGTTCGGAATCTTGTTGCATTCCCTGCATATGAAACCTCTTTTCACTGGCCCAGTTTGGACGGTGATATACATCAGATCGGCGGATGGTTTAATAAAGCAAGTTTAGATTCTACTATCTATAGTGCACTGGTTTTATGGGCACAGTCTGGTACGTACGGTCCGATCTATAATTCCAGTGTGAGTTCGAAAGCGAGAAATGCAGCGGTACAACAGAATAAATTAGATGTGGCGCAATGGCTAAATCCTCAATCAAATTACTATACATCGGCGCTGGAATTAGATGATTGGATCCAATCGAATCGTGGTAGGAAATCTGTGTATGTGTCGGAGATGATTTTGTTAGCACCTGATCTATTCGAGAAGGAGTGGACGACTAACCCAGCAATACGAAAAACCATCTTTGCGACTCGTAACGTATTCAACACGATCGAATATTACACCCAGGAACGTGGAGAGACAGGACGATGGATGTATTACAAAAATAACCAGAATTTTTATAACAAGGTGATTACTCATCATATCACCAACTACGAGAAAAGTGTTCTGGGTGCGAAAGAATTTGCAGAGCGAACCAGTACACCTTCCGAGATCGAATTGTTTACAAAGGTTATGGCAGACGGACAGGCATATCGGGAGTTGATTCGAAGTAAATCATCTGAAACGAAAGAAGCATGGGATCAATTTGTTCTTGAAAAACTATGGCCTGAATATGTTCGGATTGAGAAACCATTCCGTACCGTGTTTGGGTATGTTCAGAAATACAAAGGATTGTTCTTACAAGATCTTCAAGCAGTCTGTAATTGGTTCCTGGGAGAGAGTCGTGATAAAGCATGGAAACACTATTCGAAACTGAAGGCACAAGCGCATATCCCATTGAATATGGATTCGGCTCATCGAGTGGCCTTTATGGGTCGATTTGCACAATTAGCATATGCGACGGATACGCACAAAGGGAAAGAACTTGAAAAGGAATTGGAACAACGGTTTGGTAAACTGTTGGAGAATGATGTAGTGACCACGCGGACACACAAGGATGGAATCGGGAAATGGGCCAAACTGGTAAAACATTTTATTTTCGGAACGATCGAACAGAACAAGTTGTTCCCCAAGATGTTCGGGGATCTTCATTGCCGAATGTTTGTTCTGGATAATCCACGTGTGATCGTGATTGCTTTCAGGGGGACAACAAATTTATTCGAATGGACAATCAATGCTGATTTTATGGCAGCCGACTTCATGCGTGTTAAACCTCAGAAGTCCGGTATTGTTGTGCCCGATGTGGCAAAACATGAAGCCTATTGGCCAGGCGGAGACAGGACATTATTCGAAGACCAATCTACGTTGATGGTGCACAGAGGGTTCTTAAGAGGGTATACTACATTAAGCAAGGGGATCGAATCGACCATGTTGGAATACATGAAAAAGTATGACATAGAAGACGTGTTCATTACTGGTCATTCGTTGGGTGCTGCATTGACACAAATGGCGGGCATGTTGATTCCACGATTGCCATTCACAAACACACGGACAGGAGAAAAGACAATGAAAAACCCTCATTGTTATATGTTTTCGAGTCCTACGGTGGGAGATGTTCGGTTCCAAGATCATTTCACTGCTATGACTGGAGAAACCGCACAGATATGGAACGATGGAGATATCGTGACATCTGTACCACTCTTTCTGATGCCTGCAAGAGACATCACTCTGAGTGGGTATAACGATTCGTTGGACAGTTTCAAGAAGATTGCAGGCACGGAAGAAGCGAGTCCGTTTGCTGGACTGTTGTGGGGATTTAGCACATTGTTTGAGCTAGGAGACCTGACATCGATTTTCGACACGATCTCGCTCAGAGAATTCAAGTCGTACGATTTGTCGCAGCTCATGGCACATTCTGGTCAGATATACCATGCACTCGTACAGTATAAACCACTCAGAGGAGGCGGTGCATTCTTCAGATTGGACTATAACACTAAAGGGTACTTTGAAGAGTTCCCAGAAGACCCTGGTAACACGGCTTGGTTGTTTCGAATGATTGCAAATGCAGTTGGGAATAAACAACTTGCCTTTGATGTACATTCACTCGACAACGTAATGGACAATTTTGACTATATCGCCCGGACCGATACAGACGCATTTGCATTAAACAATAAAGATCTCCCCGCGTGGTCTGGGGGTGGCGGCATTAAACCGCATAGACTCCCTGACAGGGTATTGAAAACAAGTACGATCATTGGGTATGCACACACGAAACACCACCACAAGTCGTACACGGTGGTGGACAAGGACGACGTGGACGAAACGGATATGTTGTTGATTCCACAGGAAATGAGTGTGAATGTAGCCCGAGCAGCAAAAAGACACAAACACAATTTGAAAGATGCATCGTATCACGGATCGCATTATTATTAGTTAATTGATTTATAAAGTCGTTCTAGGTTTAATTTTAAATTGTAATACTGCACACACGATCATATTTGAAGGAATCAGACAGTCTGTTGTTCCATGTGTTTTCACTGTTCCGTCTGCATTGCGAAATGTCGCGGTATCTGTATCGGCGTAATCTTCCACGAATCGCGCTTGTCTCTTGGTGGTTGGCCACGTGCCTGCGAATTGTATATTGACTCGAAGTTTCTGTTGCATCTTGACGCGTTCTAGTCGTAGTTCTGTTGGGGGTCCGTTTTGTTGGGCGGATCGTACACTCAACACACCGTGGTCCGTGGGTACGATCAATGAGAGACTGTTGTCCGTGAAGTTCTCGTCTCTCAGAAACTGACTGCCTTCCGTCATTCCTTTGATTTCTACATTTGCCCAGCCGTGATTTAGATGAGGTAGGTGAACAATAGAGTTTGTGCCTGATTCACCGTATAACGTCGACGTACCAGTTTTGTTAATCGCGTACAATCCGTTCACTGTAGACATGTATGCTTTATTACCAGTAGGCACATCTGTTGCAAGTCCCGCGACATCGTATCCACCGTTTACATACCCTCCTTCTCCTGTAAACCCCGGTTCACCCATCAATTCAACACTACTACGAACGAGTTCGATGTCCACTAATTGCAGATCGTTGGACACGATAAATTCTTGGTCTTTGCGAGTCACGTACAACGTCATCAATTTCTCCTGATGCGTCTGGTACCGTTCGCTGATTGAATTCATATGTGCATCGTCTTGAACCATCTTGAAAATATTTTGTATCTGATAGTATTCTAAAGAACTCCTTTAGTACAACATCATATATAAAAATGGACATCGACACCCCCCCTGTATTGCGAAAGCGTAGTCGCGACGTAGAAGATGTAGACCCATTACAAGAGCCAGCGGAAAAGAAACAAAAGACAATAGACCTGGTTCCTTTGACAAGTATAAATACGCCCCGACAATCGATTTTGCCGGGGTCTGTATTCGCATTTAAAAAGGGCGAATTGGATTTTGTTGCATCACAAGAAAGAAATGGTGGGTTCCATATTGGGGTTATACAAGGCAGCACTGTTGACGTACGTAAACAAGTGTATCATAAGGGAGGAGTACGAGCCATGATGAATAGGAGGAATATTGATAGAGCAGTCACAAACAAACGGTCTGTAAAGGGTGTACTATTCAATCCATCAGAGCAATTCTCAAGTGGAAAGTTAAGACTATTTAATGAATTACCCGTCGACGAACCGATTCTTCCAGTTCTTCCAAACGGTATGACAGAGCAAGAAGCGAAAGACCGGAACAACAGACCAGTGAAGGCTCCCGCACCAGGGCCGACGGAACCACCAGCACCCGAAAAGGCATCCGAAAAGGCACCCGAAAAGGCACCCGAAAAGGCACCCGAAAAGGCACCCGAAAAGGCACCCGAAAAGGTACCCCCTGCACCAGAGCCGACGGAACCACCCGCATCCAAGGAGGCACCCCCTGTAGATGAATCGGCTGACCCAGAGGAACCAGACGAGACTACAGAAACATCGGATGATGCACCTGTTACCAAAAAGAGCGTGACCGAACAAGAGCAGGAAGCAGTCACCGGTTTAATTGAGACTCCTTCTGAACCGTCGACAGAAGCAACTGTTGAACCCCCTACTACTGCTCCTACTGCTACCTTACCTTCAACTGAAGTGTCTCAAATACAGGACTTTATAAATGAGTTGATAGGGTCTAGATCAAAGGAAATAAATAATAGTAAGTATGATAACGTAGCAAGGATTAATAAAATGATCGCTAATGCTAAGGAGGAAATAACACGATTGTCCAAACAAGAAGCCGACCGTCTTTCTGGAAAGGGGCAAGAAGCTCTTCAACATGACGCAAAAAAATCTGCGGCTGCAATGATGGCAGAAGCTGAAACTGAAGCAAGACAGCATACGGACAAGATTAAAGAAAATCAAATGCATCAAGACTCGCCAGAGAATGTGTTGTCAGCAGGGGCGTTAGGTGGAGGAGCAGCAGCACAAGATGCAGAAACAGGTGCAGGAGCAGACACTGTACATGGTATACATGTAATGCAGGTCGATGACCACAAAGATACTAAACCACTTGTCGAATCGGCAGACCGTATTGTACACCCCGACGATGCAACGGCGGAACAAGTGGATAAAGATGGAGATGTTCCGATGAGTATAGAACAAAGCGGTGGTGCGGTATCCGAGCTAGACAATCCTCACGAAACACACCAGTCGACCAGTGCAAACGCATCTGAAGCCGCTGCAGACACTCGTATGCGTGCCGTAACGGACGCAGAAAAGAAACAGACTGCGACGGAAGATGCCAGAAAAAAAGATGCTACAGCCAAGGCTATGATGGAACAGTTCTTTAAGCCAGCAACAACGGATGATGATACAGAAGTCACTGATGCTAAACACGGAGGACCCGCTGATATTGGAGATGTCACGGCTGTACTTGATAGAATGAGAGCACTTGCAGAAGGAACACCCCTGGGAGAATCGCTTTCGTCTGACAAGGTATTGATTGCGCTTATCGAAGATAAATTAAGGCGTTTGTTTAAAAATACCAATCCACTTCGTATGAACGCGCCTAACTTAACAGAGCAAACAGGTGCGCTCGCAGATGAAGTTATTGGAGAACTTGTCGGAAAAGGTAAAGTCGGACGTTCTCCGATCTTTGCACCCCAGAAATCGTTTGAAGCGATTGCAGATCTACAACAGACAGAAGTGAGTTCGATAACACTTGCAGATCGTCAAGTGATTCTTGATGAGCTCGCACCATGGTGGGGTGAATTCCGTACTTTGAGGATGAATCGAGCAGTGCACGAGATGGAAAGAATGCCGACTCGTGTTATTACGGCGTCGACTGGAAGTATCCAGCATGCCAGTAAAGTGAGAGAAGATGTCGACCAGATGACGGAAGCATTTGGGTATTTCATGTTTTGGGTGTTGAGAGACAAACTACAACCACTCGGAGGGGGTGTGACGTGGAAGAAATTTTTTGATTACACTGCTTCGTTAGGGTACAACGATCTTACCCAAGCACAGATCAATTGGTTCATTACCGGCAACCCAGACGGAGACATATCACATCAAGAGTCAAGCGACACGTCTGGTAAGGAAGGCGATATCGAATTTCATCCAAGTAGATTACATGAACAGATTCGTGTGTCCGACCTCAAGGTGATCGACACGGTTCATCTGGATATTGCCAATGCCGCCTTGGTTGGGATCCCGGATTCAAGTACACCGTTTCCCGGAAAAGATATTTCCCCTTCTGCAGAAAGTGCTGGCGTACGCAGAGAATACAGGATTGTGGATGGACGTCTACGAGCAGTGGTGGCAGGGACTGGTACGGTGGAACAACAGGCACGCGCCGACATCGAAGGAATACCTAACAGAGTGACGAACATCCCCGATCCTCGATTCAGTGAACGCGGTGGTAAAAAGGTACCCAACGTCCGAATCATTACAGTTCGCAATCCCGAATATGATCCGAAAAAGAAAGAAGGAGACGAGGGATACCAACCACAGTTTATTACCAAAGAGGTGCCCGATATTGGACAAGGTAGTAAAGAGATCGAAGGGGAAATCTCAAAGGCGTCGGCGGATCGTTTACTGGAAAGTCAGCCATTGAATTTGTATGCACCTATTCATCCACAAGCATGCGATCGGTACTTGGGTAAGAAGAACTATCAGCGTTTAGGTACGACGATCGAACAGTATATGAAACATTATTCTCAACATCCTTGGGGATCAGATGATGTGACCTCCATGTATAGTTGGAACCAGAGTATTATGATGGTGTTTGGACCTATGTTGTATGCATTTGTAACGGATGCAACCATGCAACGTCGTGCTCCTGTCTTTTCTATGGCAACTCCAGACAGTGTCAAAGATGAATACATGGAACTGAACGAATTGGTGACAGAATTGAAACGGTTCCAGGCAGCATCAGATGATCGAGCAGACAGGGTCGGCGATAGTGGTGTTGGGCAACAACCACTCGAGAAACATTTAGACAATTTCTTCAAGGATCAGGAAGATGAGCAACAGACTAAATTAGCCGACATGAACGCTGTGATTATCTCGTTACCCGACGCTATCCCGGGTAGTGGTGGCGCCAGCAGTCCTTCCGGACCTGGAGACAATCCTCCTCCTGCACCTGGTGACGGTGGTGGTGCTAGTTCCGGACCCGGTGCACCTAAAGAAGGGTCTCTTACTCCAAGCGAAGATAAAGATCCAAATACTGGGGGGTCTGCAACTCTCGGAATGGGAGGGAACAAACCTCAAATTACCATTGGTGCGCAAGAACTGGATGGTGGTATTCGTCGTATGACCCCTGCGTCTTCTTATAGTGGTCCGTATGGTAGAGGTGCAACTAGTGACCCTGTTCCTGCCGTAAGCAAAGAACAGGAACGACGCGTTTCATTCTTTCGTAAATTAAATAGACGTTAAATCTGATGCTAAAGTAAACAATAAAAGAACTATATAAAATGACCGACACAAAAATGCAAGACGATTTTGATTCTAGTGACGAAGATGAAGACTGTCTTCATAGCGTCGATAACCATGTTTCCTCTATGAATAATATGCCCGATTACCCTCATCCGTCCGTTGCAGAACTACAAGAGTTGACATTTGAAATATTGCCAGAGAATTTCTTTATGATTGCGTACGGGTCTCGACGAACCGGTAAAACTCATGCGATCAGTTGTTTACTGGAAAGTATCAAAGACCGGTTTGATTTTGCATACCTGTTCAGTTCGACAGCGATGTTGCATAAAGGGGAAGAGGGCGAACTAGATTGGGATATGATTCGCGAAGAAGGCAAATTCGAAGGGTTCGACGAAGACAGTTTAACCCGTGTCATCGAACGTAATAAAACCGTCAAGGCATTCAACAATTCGTGTAAATCAAACAAAGACAAAAAACCGAATCGGACTCTGATTATATTCGACGACTTTGTGCACGATAAACGAGTACGGTACAGCGAACTGTTTACTGCTTTACCAGTACTAGGAAGACACTACGAGTTAAGTGTGATTTGTCTGAGTCAAGGGTACTCTGCAGTCGGGTCTGCCGGTCTGAATCCAGCAACACGACAGAATTCAGATATGACCGTTACGTTTCTACCTCGAAATATCATGGACGTTGAACGGATATCACAATGGTACCTTGCTAAACCCAAAAACGAGAGTATGTGGTTTGTCAAATCTGCGTGCGAAAAGGAACACAATTTACTCGCCATCGACCTTACCCAGCCCCACCTGACCGAATACGTAGATTACTGTTATAGTTATGTCGCGCCTGCTGTTGTACCAAAATACGAACTCGGTAAAGTACAATGGAAATTATACAAGGAAGAGAAAAGAAGATTGAAACAGGTCGCTCTGTCAGCAAAGGTGGACAGTGAACGTGCATTTTTCTATGGGTTGGGGGATATGGAGAAACGGGCGCGAGTCGGACAAGGTACTGGCATTCCAGAAACAAAAGGGAAACTGTCCTTGTTTGATGCTGTACGTATCATGAGTTAATTTTATATGTGATGCAAATATAAAGAATGGATTCGTATCAACTCGGCATTGGATCCAGCAGTCGCAATCCACCAACCTTTGGCATCAATCATATCTTTTCTCACCACGAATTCAAACGAGCACGAACTGAACCAGAACCTGAACCAGAACCTGAACCTAAAACTACACAGAATGCCGAGACCACTCGCGGCAGTCACCAAGAAAGTCTTAAAAACAAAACCGATGAAGTCAGCGAAAGTATTGCCACGCAGAGCACCGCAACCCCCCAGACCAAAACCCCTGACCCCGAAAACAGCAAAAGTGATCAAGAAAAGGCCCCCCCCAAAGAAGAAGGCAACGGCAACGGGCGGGACAAACCAGAACATCCAACAAAACCAACAACTCCAGGGGGCGGCCCTCCAGCCTCACCTGGCAAAAGCGATGAAGTTCATCCCAAACACGATGTCCCGAAACAGCCGGGTAGCCCTAAGCAAGAACACGATCACCCCAAACCCAAAGATAGCGAAACTGGCGAAAGCAGCGAGGTACGGGGGGGTAGCGGGTCTGGACGGGCCCGAAGCGGATCACTTTCGACCGATCACAAACCCAGCCCCGAGAGCAGTCATGGATCGTCGTCAACTACTGCTGAACACGAGTAATAACCTTATCCCGGACGAGTTTGGAGTCACGAATCCTAATGCGTTTCCTATGCAGCAACTTATTCCAACCGCTGGTGGCAAACATAGTGGCAGAACTGGCGCTATTCGATAATTTATAGACTGTTTTCGTAGTGCGTTATATATGATGTTAATTTAAAGCAATTAAGACTGTGCATACACAACCTTTTTTATTACTCTATACACTTATTTTTTAGACTTTCAAAATGGATCTCGCTATTGAGGCAAACCGTAACTCGGCATTGTTTAACACAATGCAACAAGTGCTTGACGTGTACAACCCTTTGATGCACAAAGCGCGCCCTACCGTTGTCAACCAAACCAAACATCGTATTCGTGTACAACCAAACAGTTGGGGTAACACCTTGCAATCATGGACTGGTCAACGTACTGCTCGTTTTGATATGCCTCGTATTGGATCCCTTGTAGATGCTAGTTTGAAAGTGGCCTTTAAGATTCCAGGAACAGAACCATCGTCAGCTCAACGTGCCGCTTATGGAAACAGGGGATTTGCAAAAACTACTCTTACTAGAGGCGCCATTACTGATAATACAAATGCCACCACTAATAATGCTCGCGGACGTTTTGATCGTATTTATGCCGACAGACTACTTGGATTTAACATGATTTCGTCGTATGTTGTATCGTCCAAAAGCAGACAGATTTTCTCAGGAACCGGGGAATACCTGTTGATTCGTTTTTCCCAGTTGGACAGTGACCAAAAAGAAGCGATCTTCCGTTCTATTACTCCTGTAGATATTATGTCTTCTAGTAGTGAAGATATGTTTTATGCCCCAGCAGTGACCTACCAGATGGCGATTCCGTTGTATATGTTCTTTAATGAACATATCACCAACGCATTGGATTTGAATTTCTCGGAAGAAGTGCACATTGATATCACCTTTAAATCCCCATCTGAATTGTTCTACTACGGTAACCTTGGAGACATGAATTTTATTCGAGATAATGTAGCAACTGGAGAAGACGGAGAATTTCAAACAGAACGATATGGACTACTAGGAACGGATAGTGGAACTAATGCATGGGATCAGTCTACGACTATTGGATCGTCTACACATTTACAGGTAGCTGTCACCGCACAACAATCGAATTCTACTACTGCTGCCGCTGCTGCTGGGTCTCTTCGATTTGGAACTGCAACAGTCGGAACAAATCTATCAGGGTCTACTGATATATTCACATTACCTGTGGATACATTCGAGAGTACTGCAATGAACCAGACCGCGCAAAGACATATCCAAGGAGTTGCTGCGCCATGGGATTCACCAACAAACGTTGCTGCTGGTACCAATGGATGGGTCGGTAAAAGATATTATGGTTCTGCGGGATACGTCTCATCTGGCCCTACTTTCAGTTACCCAGATGTAGACAGTAATGGCGATTCTGTACAGATACAATTTGAAATGAATGCAGATTATATTGTGCAAGATACCGATGCATACCGTGCATTGAGAGCACAAATGTTCCCTGAAGGAACTGGATTGACCGAGATTGTGTATGATATCTCCACGGAGAGATACAGTAACTTGTTCGCATCTTCTACCTCGTCAGGAAATTTGCTAGACATCAAGAGTGGTGGTACATTTGTAGACCCTGCAGCGAATGCTACTGGTATCACAGTAGGCGATTCTACTAGATTCGTGGATTTACAACTACGCAATAACAATTTGTGTTTTGCTACTCATTTCATGGTACGAAAACATTCGGATATGGGCGGGGATTCAAATACTGTTGCATCGACTACTACTCCTACATACGGTAAAGGAATTGCAGCTGCAAGCAAAGTATTGGGCGCACATCGTATCCATTCGCGTTTGTTGCCAGTGCATTACTTCCAATTGTTGGCTGCTGGACGTGTTATCTACGAAAGCGACGGAGATTCTCATTTGAATTTGACCCAATCGGGTATGTACTCTGGTACTGGAAAGGAATGGGGAACCAGCCAATCGGATATCATTGGGCCTGCCAATGCAGTTACCGATACGAGTCGTTTGAATGGACGACCTTTTAATGTGTACTCTATCAACTTTGGACTTCAATCTTCCAGACTGGAAAACACTGGGTGTCTGAGTTACCAGAATTTGAACAACCCTACCTTGCGTATTTACTTTAAACCAGAAGCATGGAGCGAACATCAAGTAGAGAAGTCCCTAGTCCCAGATGCTGCAGCACCTGCTGCTGCTACGTCAGAAGCAATTACCGCTGCTGCTTTGGGTGTGCAAGTAGACGTCGTGCACGAGTTCTTCAATGTAGTGACGATCAATTCCGGCAATGGTGAAATCACGTCTGGATTGAATCAATAGTTTCGCTGTAGAGTTATATCTGATGCTAACTTAAAACATAACATATTTATATCGTTCTCTTCTTTCGTCTTTATTTTGAATGTCTTCCTTTGTCACCAATGCGGGCACCCGCCGAGGAAAACGATCCCGATACGGGACTACGACACAAAACACCCAATCGTCTTTGGCGTCTCATACAGACAGTACTATCAATACGCATCTTCACAAAGCAGACACCATCCGACCTAAATTACGACATGCGGTTATTGGAAACGAACAATCGAATGGACTAACCATCCAAGGCACACATGAATTTGCTAGAATAGGTGCAAGTAATCCAGATGATCGAACCATTCCATTGGGTACATCTGGTGAACGATCAGACGGGGCACGCGAAGATCATTTGAATCGACCTGAATTTCCGATCAACTTGAATGCAAGAGGGATCCTAACATTTCCCGATCCTATCAAGATCAAAGCAATCGAAGGAGATGTCAGTATCAAAGGAAATCTGAATGTCGCCGGGGAAATCGCCTCTATTTCTTCGATTCCAATATCCTTTACACCAACTTTACAAGACACAGTCGGTGGGTTTGTAACCCAAACTATGTCGGTCGGAACACAAACTCCTATCGGTAATAACATGACGCATCTCTATATCAACATTGCTTGGAATGCCTCTGGTCTCGGGGCCGCCCAGGCAGTACAGATTTCAGGATTACCAGCGTTGAAAGAAGGGATATTTGCAATACATGGACTTCTGGGGATCGCAGTAACAGCAGTAGGTTCCCATATGATAGGGGTAGTGGTTAACGATGGGAATACTACGATGGAATTGTATCAAGTAGACAACACGACACACGGAGCTATAATCGCAGTAGTGGGCGCGGATATATCTACCCCTGGTCAAATTGTAATCGACGGGATGGCACGCCTTAATTGACACTATTTTATATATGATTCTAACTTAAATAACATACGATAGACCACTAAAAATACTTCTTTTTTTTCTGTGACAATGGTGCAAACTCTTACTGGTAGAGACGTGTCGGAGGCGATCAATGTGTTTGACACTACCACGACCGGGGATATTACAATCGGGACGGGTATGACCTCTGGTACTGCAAGTATGTTTAGCAATGCATCTCGTAATGGTTCGATTGCTATAGGACATCCCTCGTCGAGTGGTATCATATCGATCGATTCGGGATCGAGTGCAACTAATCTCAACAGTAGTACAATGACATTAAATACAGATACCGGTCCATTGACATTGGCTCCTGCAGATGGACAAGGTCTTTCTCTCCACGGCTCTACTTCAAGAAGTGGAGCAATCACAATGGGACATGCCTCGTCGACTGGCGCAATTACGATCGATGCTGGCACAGGTCAACTGACTATGAACGGAACAAGCACAACCATACGGTCTGATACTGGTACCCTTGCAATTGCACCATCAGATGCAGTTGCTCTTACTTTACATAATAGTGGTACTAGATCTGGGACGATTTCGATGGGAAGCAACTTGTCCACTGGTATTATCCTGATTAGAACGGGCGCTGGTGATATGACTATTTCTGCTGCTTCTGGTGATATCACAATCGATGCGGGAACTGGTGCACTTACGTTGGGTGGTAGCAATTACGACAGTGGCACATGGACGGCTGGTATAAGCGATGTTACTGGAAACGCCGGTACAGTAGGGTCTGTAACGGCTAATTATTCGCGTGTCGATAACATGGTGACCTGTTCCTTACTTATGAATATTACCTCAAAAGGAAGTATGATCGCAGGAGAAGAATTCCGCCTTACCGGTCTTCCATACGCATCGACCGGTTCGTCTGTATCCGGCAGTGTTCATGGTCCATTCATCAATAGCGGACCGACAGGCATCTATAGAATATTTTGTGAAAACACCAAAACAACTGCATCTGTGCGAATTAACGATTCCGTTGCACCTCTTGATCGCGATTTACTTGTATCTGAAATGTCTACCGGGTTTATATATGGTACATTTATCTACTGGGTATAGTAAGTTTCGTTATATATGATATTAACTTAAAGTAAATGATCATGTCTATAGACGATTGTTGGGATCTTTTTTTTCTTTTTTTGTTTTTGTTCGTCATGACGCAAACACTCACTACTCGTACGGCGACCGAAGATTTAACGATTGGACCGACCATCACCAGTGGCGGGGTCTACTTGGCAACCAATGCAAGTCGAACAGGACTGATTAACATTGGTCATACCAGTTCAAGTGGTGTCGTTACCATTAACGCAGGGTCTAGTGAATTTACTTTGTCGGTATCCAATTACGTACAAGGCGTTGTAACTATTGGTATTTCGGACGAATCGGGTAATACGGCTACAGTCGCTGGCAACACCGCGAATGATTATATTCGAATTGGCGGGATAGTGTTCGTTACGATCGAGTTAGAAATTACAAACATCAGTACACTAACAGGATCAGACGAAGTCCATATTACGGGTTTACCGTTTGCACACCATGCAGGCGACGAACATATGGTCGGACATTGTGCTGGTGGTTGTTTCGATGGGATGAATTATACCGACGTGAATGTATTTGGTATTGGCGGAACCACGACGTGTAGGATTATCGGAGATCGATTTGTGAACAGTATTCGTGCGCCGATTGTCTGTTCTGATCTGGCTTTGGGCACTCTTCGTACCACATTGACATATTTCACGACCGTAGTAATGTAACCGTTTTATCTGATGCCATCTTAAAAGCATGCCACTTGAACATCAATGGACAGCAATGGATACACAAGCGCCCGCGACCTTCACGCGCAGGAGCAGTACCTCTTCCGGCCGATCTCTCAACTCGATACTACCTCTCTCCAAGGAGCCGACGAGGAAATACCGGTTACAATCGAGGAACCGTGGAACGAAGTCATTGAAGACTTGTTGCGTGTATGGAAAGATGAAGCGAAGGGGGAGAGTGTGCGTCATCGTGGTGCAGGATACAGACTCCGTTTCAAGTACGGCTTGCTCAACTTTATCGTAATCTTGTGGGCGTCCATTAACCTAGTCTCTAGTAATTTCTTTGAATGTGATAACGAAACGATTTCAAAACTTATTTCTCTTGTTATTAACTCCGTGCAAGTATTCTTATCGGGTCTCAATAGTAGCATGAACCTCGGATACGCATACCGTGTACATTTTGACTTTGAAGCCAAGTTTGCAGAACTTGACATAGATATTGACGCTCAACTTATCAGAGGTCGCGACTTCCGACTCCCGGCAGATGCCTTTATGACAGAGATCCGGGAACGCAAGAAACGGCTTACAGAAGCACCAGAAATACCAAAAGGACGGTTCTTCTTTTGTTAATTTTATATCTGATTGTATATTAAACGATAAAACGTGTAACATAATGCCCTGTTTTTAAAATGCCGGGACCACCTCTACAAAAACAATTTACATACAACGGTACACCTAGTCCACTTTATCGCTCTGACAAATTCAATACTCTAGATAGGTGCATGATCCAAGCACAACGGTTTTGGAACAGTCCCGATACAGGTACACATAGCAGACAACATACTCGCAAAAATATCCCCAAAAACTCCGATCTAGGATTAGGAGCCGCATCTGGTGGACTGACCAACATCGATTCCGATAATACTATATAATGACATTCGGCACCCAATACAATCAAAATGACTACAATAATGCAACTACTAGTGCAGATGGGATGGGAGAAGGGGTTACTAGAACAATTGAAGCAGAAGATATTGAATCCTCAAACCCATATGGAGGAGATCGAGCAATTAAAGCATTTGCTAGAGGATCTTTACGAGCAGAGACAAACCAATTGGGTACGAAAGGCAAAACATTTGGTTTGGCTCCAGGGCTTAAAGCCGTCTCTTCCGATTTTCCATACCCAGATTCCCTCCGTACTGCCAAGCACGCCGTCCCTGACTTCTTCGTTTACGACGGAGCACATCCGACGATCGGGGCCACGGGAAAGATCTCCACTAGTCGAGAACAGATCTTACCGAACAAACGAATCTCCGAGCAAGATGCAGTGGAATGGCAACGAGTGGGATCAAAGAAAGGTTGGATGTTTAATGGTAGCCCACAACAACAAGGACCCGGCGGTACCGGAGAATCCCATCCTACCCACACATCGGACGGATTCACAGATTCTATTAAACGCAACAAATGGAGTCCCACACCACGCTCTGCGGAGAACCAAGAGCTCGCTATCAGACAGTTACCTGCAATCGATATCGAAAACAACTCGAGAGGAATCGGTGTTACAGGCGCGGGATCAGGAAATGGCGGCATGGCCGGTGGATACAAGGAGGTTAATAAAGCCAGATTATCCGCGTTACCGATCCCGATGGCAAAGTACAATTGGACAGGAAACAGGCTCATGGGTACTGGACGGGAAGACCAAGGAGTGGGAGCAGGTGCGGGAGGATACAGATCAGGATACAAGAGTGTCTATCCCGACAGACCCTCATTTCCCATGCGAAGGACTACCGGACTATCTAGGGTTACACAGAATGCAGCTTAACAGAAAGTAGTTATATATGATTAAAGAGTAAAGCCAATAATGGATTTCACCGTACCTTATAATCTCGCGATTTATTTCCCTTTGCTTTTTCTAGTTACGATTGTGTATGCGATCTTAGATTGTTTGTGGGGCGGGCGTACAACGAAAAAGGATTTTATATCTGATACAAATATTAAAGAAACAACAACACCAGACCCACCCCCTCAACCTCTTCCTTCTCTTCCTTCTTCTCCTCCTCCTCTTCCTCTTCCTCTTCAAGATGAACCAACGATCAACCGAATCCGCCGTTCAAACCGTATTAAAAAAAATCGCGGTGTGCACAAGAACCGCAGACAGCGATTTTAGTCAAACAGAGGCATCACTGGAAAAGATAGAAAGGTATGTTGAATTCATTCGATTCCTAATGGACCTGGCGCCACCCAAGAAATCAAAAGGAAAGAAGAAAGCATTGGTAGCGAAGAAAAAGAAAACAGATGAGATTGCACCTATCCTTCCCGTTGTCCCAAAGGCCTAGACGTCTTTCCAAGTTTTCGCATGCCAATCGGTTTCAATGGATCTCCGACTATTGCCTCGGCAGTATCTACCCAACTCCTTAAACCCTCCCAGTAGAAATCATAGTTTTTTTTCCTTGTACTTCCAGAGATCCCTTTGATATACACATTCGCGTCTTCTCTTCCAATCAATTCAAACATCTTCACCATGATATATCGTACTGGCCAATATAATCGTAGTCGTCCTCTGGCAGAAAAGATCCCAATCTTCTTGTCTTGTTGGAAATACATAAACTGTCTATTGTAACGCATGTAATGAAATCGAATCAACTCTAGTTCATCGCTATTTATTTTGACCTCTGCTTTGCCACGCAACCGTTTCGCGATCTCGTACTTGGACGTATAGTACCGAGTATGTCCACCCGCTTTCAATACTCCAAACACGTCGACGTTACTGATCATTGTACCTCGACCAAGAGTACGCGAACACAACGACATGATCGAAACAGGCACTGTTCGACGACCCAAACATGCCAAGTCAGACAAACTCTGAAAGAAATGTTCTGCAGTTGCATAATGATGAACTGGATTCCTGTTGTACCGACACATCGTAGAATGATCATAGACATCATCTGTCAGAATATGTTTTGTAAACCCGCAGTTTGTACATACCATGTCCGCTGTTGCAGCTTCGAATACAAACGGTTTATTACAGTCTGCACACACTGTCTTGTCCTCTGGCCGTTTGGCTTCGTGTAGTTTCCGATGACATTGTTCGACCAACAAACACCGGTTCATCTGATTGAACAAATAAGTTACATCAGTTGGTTCCAGTTGTTCCATTTCGTAAATATACTCGTAGTCCACTTCGATGAGATCGGAAACAATCTTGGAAAGAAAATTGGGTTGGCCATTATACCGTTTTAAAATTAAATCTCTTATTTTACTGAGCGACGAAAGACCTACGTAAGATGTAAGACAACACACGTTGAACGCATGTTAGAAAAGAAAAGTTTAAGAGAAAAAAAGGTCTACAAATATTACACAGTCTATACCGCTATTATTACAATCATGATTTACTCCTCACCATCCGACTCAGCCACAACGTCATCTGCCTTGCCGTCATCACTTGCAATCTCTGATTGAGAAGACGCTCCAAAGACCTTCTTTGCTGCTACTCTCTTACGTTTTTTGGTTGGCATTGGAAGTCCTTCGTACAACAACAGATTCTTAGCCACGTCAAGAGTATCTTCATCCAGCATACCCGACCCGGTATTAGACGATTCGATCAATGCTACATCACTATCTGTCTTGAACTTGAACACAGGGTACACGCCGTAGATAGGGTTGTCAGTTGAAGCATGAACACCAACCTGTCCACACCTAAACACAACACGAGTGATACGAGCCATTACACGAGCAGTCCAACGCTTCTTCGTGTAAAATTCCGATTCCAGGAACAATTTCAATTGTGTCGTATTCGATAATGCAATGCCATCCTTTGGATACATCATAACAGTTCCTACTTCTTTCTTGGACATCTTCTTCATCTTTTCGTCAAAACATCTAACAACGTGTCTAGTCTCGTCAACGGACAGGTTAATGTACATCTTGGTATCGTCATCAGACCCATACACGAATGGTCCCCAAGTCTTCTGAGGTGAATCCCATTCTCCTTCGCCTTCGATTGTCATATACTGGAACTGGTCTGGACTCTGAAGTGCTGCAGTAGCAGTGAATACCTTGGTACCATCGTCTAATTGCGGGAAGGTCTTTTGATACCATGCAGACTTCTTGATAGGATCGTATTCAGCTACAAATCGATCGATTGACCCCTTGATAATATCAGACATCCATTGCCCTTCCTTTGGTACACCAAGTGCCAGCGACAAGAACTGCCCCTTTGCACCCCCTTTCTTCATGACAAAATCAACGATCTTAAAGCCGCGGGTATCTGTACCTTTCTTCCCATTCGATGCCAAGGTACACCCCTTCAAAGGAGTTGTTGGAAAGTACCCATCAATTGACCCATACGGCAACATAGGCGTAAATGCTACTTCCCCGTGTACATGACTGGTGTCTTCCTTTAGCTTGAATGTAGAGAGGTGCCTGGCCTTGTCATAACATACCTCGGGGGTAATTACTTTCGCCTTGGAAGCACTTGTCTTAACTGGTCCCGAAGAAATGACGGTGGTAGGGGGTATAGGTGCCATTATGATAAGTTTATACTGTTTTTGTTTGTGTTTGGATTGATGTTTTGTGTTTTTGTTGTGATAATTGTTGTTTTTGTCTTTTTTGATGTTTTTGAATATTTTGCAGATTTTTGTGTTTTTCCGTTAGATTTGTTTGTTCTGGAACACTTTCTTCATCGCTGCTAACGTCTATGTTGATACGATTTCTTTTGCGGTTCTGTACGGACTTTTTGACTTCTTGTAGGTCCGTTTCCAGACAATTGATTTTAGATTGCAGTGTTTTTATAAACGGTTCCAAGTCGTTACGAATATACGATACCAGTTGATGAATTTCGGTTCGGTTTTCTTCGGATACCGTTGCAACGGTCGTCCAGTTTTTATTCATTTTCTTGTTTACGTTTGGATATAACTAAAAGAGTGATTGTTTTAAATAAGAGTCAGTTGTAGGAGTTAAATCTGTGAAGACGTGCGCGGGGAATTCTAACCGTCAACAACGATTCAAAATTCAAAATTCAAAATTTAAAAATTCAAATATATTCAAATTCAAATCTCAAACACACCTAAATGTTTTCGAAACAAAACATGATTCCTGGCCAAACAACCGAAACACTTACGAACATTCAACGAAAAATAGCAATCAATAACGAAGTCATGTCGACTATTAAACTTGAAATCTCGCTCGCGAAATATGCAATGGACTTGACTCGAAATGAATTGAAACGAAAATACCCCCCTACTGCACCGGTATACAAGAAATCGAGGATCGAAGATTACGAGCAGTCTATAATAGACTTTGACAAGTCATTGGCGACCACCATCACAGCAGACACACCTGGACAATACTTATTTGGAGCAGGCATACAACGAGTCATCCACCCACAACCACCAAATGCAATATTTCAAGACTATCGTACCCCTCCTCCAGAAGAAACAACCGACGAATGGTGTGAGATGAGCGACCCAGTCTTTATGAGTGATATCGATACAGACCTGCAATACCTTACTATGTTAAGCGACCTTGATTTGGACTCCATGGACCTAGACTTTGGATCGGAATGGGAAGAATTGGGCTACTCAACGGACGAAGACGAATTCATGCACCTAACGGTATTTCCAGATTCTTAAATCAGTCTATTTCTGGAATATTATTTTTGTACATAAACTGTAAATAGTGTAATCTTGTATTATTTGTAACATAAACAAAATAAACAAACCCAAACAACACAACTTTAAAATACTTTTTTCAATATGAACGTGTCCAATCTTATATCTACACACTGTCTTTCATCGCTGGTCGGATGTGCCGCTTTAGTACAGACGAAGCTACCAGAAGATATGCTCCGAGAAATACACGAATTCTGCCACCCAACTAAAGAAGATAAACAACGCGCGCGAAGACGTGATTGGGACGATCGTATCGAAGCCTTGTCTCATTCACTTCGCCCCAAGTGTATTGCGTCTGTACATTCTGCTGCGAATAATACAATTACTGTAACTGCGCAGCTTCGAACTATGATTAACGAGATTGCAATTAACGAACTTGAAGAGTTCACCCTGGAAATAGATATCCGCCTGATGTCTCAACTTATTCATGCCGAGCTTATTGAATTTCAATTCGTTGTTGAGTTTACGCCTTTCTCGACGATATGTAGAGTAATCTCCATAGATAGGATGCAAGAGAGTCTATTTCATTCGAAATGTGTAAGGTTTTCTTCAAAATAGCTAGTCAACGATACTAACTAAAGATTAAACTTCTTAAACACCCAATCCTTTCGTTGTTTGTGTGAGTCTATAGCCCTGCGACGGGGGGACACGTAAGTAATAGCTTAAGCACCCGTCGACTTTATGTTGAGAAGTTAACCCACAA